GAAGAGTCGGGGGTTCGATTCCCTCCTCCTCCACAACCGCCGAGAGGCGCTATCGGGCAAGCAATTCTATACGCAACAATTTACCATGAGTGATTTTTTCAAACATAGATTTTCGGACTCCTGGCGCCCGACTGGGAGTCCACCTTTGAAAAATGGAAGGACACGCGCATAACTTTGACAATCTTGCCGGAAGAAGATTTGGCCGGCTAATTGTTACTGAGTACGCTGGGAAGACCGACGACCGTTTCAGTTTGTGGAGATGCAGATGTGATTGTGGGGAGGAGTTTACGGCGCTTGGTATGAATCTGAAGCGCGGCGTAACGAAGTCGTGCGGATGCCTTCGAGGAGATATAATGCTGGGCAACCAGCGGAACAGGAAAAAGACGCAGTGATGCGGTGGGGGCGGAAGGACATTAATAGGTTATTAGTTTTCGAACGCGAGAAGGAATCTTTTTCATACAATCCGCCCCTTTTTTCTTGAGATTCAGAAATTACCGACTAATCTTTTGATTTTTACCGCAAATTCCTATCTTTGCGGTAATGTTCAAACTACGCCCAGACCACACCGATTTCCCGGCCCGGTATCCACATATCGAGCGGGTAGACCCGACGAAAGACACGAAGGGTTACGACAAGATTGTGTGGCCAGACCATGAGTTTGTCCTCCGAGATAAGGTTGACTTTGCCCCGCAGCGAGGACTGCAGTCGGACGCCTGCTCAGACGACTCTGATGTAATCTTTCTCGCCGGCGCCATTCAGATGGGCAAGACCTATCTGCAAATGATCAAGGCCTTGTATGGCGTGGACAAGCCCGGATACTCGGCTAGATTCATTTCTGTTCGACTCGCCGACTCTAAGAAGGGCGGATCCCTCTTCAGAGATGGTGTCGAGGTGTGGGGGCACTTTGCTGGATGCCAATATACATCCAGCGACTATCCGGCATTTTCCTGGCCGCAATGGAATTCGAGCGTTCTTATGATACACTCGAACTTCAACATGAACAATCCGTCAGAGAAAGAAGATTTCGAGGAATACGCAAAGAAGAACCAGGCATCATATATCGCAGTGGACGAAGCTACGGATATGGACTTCAAAATGTGGAGTTTCTGGTTCGGTCGAAATCGAGACGCTTCCGGCATGAGGCCGTGCATGATTTTGAGCTTCAATCCCCGGCACCAGCATTTCACAACGCAAATGCTCCTAGATGCCGGATATATCGGGAATGACTATTATGTCAAGCCGGAGATGGTGGGCAAGCAGAGGTTTTTCTACTTGGCTGGGGACGAGCCGGAGAGTATCATTTGGGGAGATACTCGAGAAGAGGTTGTGTCTAGGGCCAACATAACTATTACTGAAAAAGAGGCCAAGGCCGGAATCCGGCCGGTAGATGTGGTGAAGTCCTTCAATTTCTACACGGGCGAGGCTGCGGACAATTTGAAACTCCTGAGCGCGACAAAGGGTGGCGCAATTGCGAATATGCACGCTGTCGGCGGAACACAGAGGAAAGTTCTGAAACAGGGATATTTCGGCCCTGTAGACAATGCCGAACTGACCGTAACGCGCCAGCAGATCCGCGACATTTTCGACAACCCAATCTACAAGGAGGAAGAAGGTATGTTTGCATCCCTAGATGTGTCCGGCGGCGACACGAATTCAGATAACTGCCCGATGGTTATATGGAGTGGTCTTCGGATTGTTGCGATTGAGATGTTCAAGGGGGACGCGAAAGAGCTTGTCGACTGGATCGACGCGACGCTGAAGAAATACAACGTCCCGGTCGAGCACTTCTGCTACGACGCAACGGGTATCGGGGGATATTTAAAGGCGTTTACGAGCGGCTATCCCGTCACGGCCAACAAGTCCGCAATTCAAGAACTGGACGAGAACGGAAATCCCGTCACAATGGAGTTGTACTTCAATGTTCGCTCCCAGCTTCTTGGTAAGATGAGGGTCCTCATTGAGACCGGGAAGATTTCAACGAGCCTTGACCCAGAAACTCGCATCAGATACGGAAGGAAGGGCGAAACGCAGAGGCTAATCGACATTCTGTATACGGAAATGGATTTGTTTGCGGCGGAAACAAAGAACAAGCGCATTTTCTATAAGAGCAAGGATCTCTATAAGGCGTCGCACCAGAAGAACTCACCAGACTTAATGGACTCGATATGCCTCCGGGCCGTATTCGAACTTGACGCCCGTCCAAAGAAGCAGCCAGCGCCTGAGGTCGAGGATGACGCATACGACGATATTTTTACGGACTATGCCGGCGGACGCGCCGGCGCTGTAGTCTGGGTTTAACCTATAAATCGCGATTTTAACCATGCAGATCAGTGACTACATCAACCCGGCGAAGAAGAAGCCGTGGACAAGATTGGTGAAGGACGACTCTCCGGGAAATCCGTCCGGCGCCAAGATGAAGACGATGACGCAGCAAGACTTTCTGAACGAGGTTTGTTCTGCGGCACACAAGATTAACAGCCCGATGATGTCCCGCCGACCAATCTATGGCCCGACCGGCGAAAAAGATTCAAAAGGCAAGGAGAAGTGGGCTATTATTGGCTACGACGAAGTGGAGACCGTTCCCATCAGCAAGCAGTGGGAGATAATTTCGAAGAAGATTTCTCACTTTGCGGCAGATGGCTTCTGGACAGCATCTGAGTCAGAAGATGAGGAGGCGTTCCAGAAGATGATGTCCTGGGCTGACACGGCCGGCATGAAGACCGCATTCATCGAGGCGATGTGGCACGCAATGCGAACGGGCGATAGTGCCGTCTACTGGTATCAGACGGACGACAAGGACGATCCGCTACAGTACGAGGTATACGGATACGAGGAAGGATCCGTGCTGTTCCCTCAGACGGACTTCGCTGGAAGGAAGACGCTGGCGAGAAAGTATAAGTTTAATACGCACGACGCCGTTGACATCTTCACGCCGGATAAGATCGAGACATGGATGATGCTGGATGACCAAATGGAGGACTACCGGATGTTTGTGCCGGAAGGAGTTGAGCCGGAAAAATCCGATGACGGCTATATCCTTGTCCGCAGTAAGGATGCGCAGGCCGGCAATCTCTGTCAGTGCATTTATTTCCATTTCAACGACATTCCTTCCGGCGTTGTGCAGCCAAGCATTGAGAAGCTCGAGGACGCAAAGACCTATGTCGGCGAGCATCTGAAGGGCACGGCCATGCCGATTCTGTTCATGAAGGCCGAGAAGACGACCAGTTTGCCGCCGTCCAGCCTCGCGAACAAGGCGATTGGCGTGAAGGGAACATCGGACAGCCTCGCCCATGCCGACGCAAAATTCCTGGCTCCTCCGGACGCGAGCAATATTGCCGATTTGCACATCGACGGACTGGAAGAAGACATCCGGGATGGCGCTATGTCGGTGAAGATAAGTCCGGATGTCATAAAGCAAGGTTCAGATAGCAGCAGTACCATGCGAATATTGTACGCTCCAGAGATTCAGTGGTGCCAAATCCATTGGCCGGAGGTATTTAAGTCCGTCAAGCAAATGATGCTTGTCTTTAAGGCTCTTGTTGGCAAGGTAGAAGAGGATGTGACGAGGTATAGCGAAATGAGAATTTCTGTTGGCGCAAACACTTGGGTTCCTCAGAATTCTGCCGAAGAACTGAAGAACGAACTTGACCAGGTTTATGCCAGGGTGAAATCCCGCCGTGCAGCAATGCAGGACATCGGGAATGTGCATCTTGGCGATGAGCAGCAGATTGAAAAGGAGTGGGAGTGGGAACTCGAAAAGAAGGCTGAGGCCGGCCCGAAGGCAAAGGCGAAGTTCGGTGACACTTCAGACAAGGACGATGATGCCGCAGAAGAGCCGAAAGCCAATCCGGCAAAGGTTACAAATCAGGCAAGCGGCAAGTCAATTCAGGACTAACTCAACGGGATGCCAATCCTTGAGTTTGTTTGCGGGCACTCCATCGCGGGGTGCCCTTTTTCAAAAAAAACCTAAACTCCTTGCAAATCTAATGCCAAGTTCCTATCTTTGCCTCAAGATGCAATTTCTAGCCATTATATACAATGAAAAAGCAAATTGAAGATGCGCTTAAAACAGAGCTCAAGGAGCTTGGGTTGAGCGACAAGACCATTGGCAGGATCGCTGACTACATCGTAGAGAAGGGTACTGTCACCAAAGCCGAAGAGATCGACGCCGCCGTTAGGGGCGCTGATATCAAGGTTCTCGCCAAGTCAATCCAGGGTGAAATCGACGGCATCAAGAAGGCCAAAGATGCCGCTGAGGCTGCCCTCGCGGATTACAAGGCAAAGCATCCGGAGAAAACCGATGATGACGACAAGCACGATGACGACGACAAGCACGACGACGATGACCCGACCAAGAAGTTGGACTGGGCCGCAACCCTTAAAGCCGCTGTTGCTGATGCCGTCAAGCCGCTGAACGACAAAATCGAGGCTCTGGAAAACCAAAATTCAACAAAGGCCGCGCTGGCCGGTGCTCGTGAGAAATTCTTCGGTGGCGATTACGCCAAAAAGTACCAGGATGAAGCGAACGACGCATGGGATCGGGCGGTTGAGATGAATGAGGCCACCGGGAACAAGATGACCGCCGAAGAACTGGCCGATAAGGCCACTGGCTACTTCAACAAGTATGTTTCCAGAAAGGGCGTTGATACCTCGAAGCCGTTTGTCGCCGACAAGACCGGCGACGACGACGAGGGTACGACCGACTGGAGCGCCGAGAAGAAGCGCCTGCAGGATTCTGGCCGTCTTCCCAAAGAACAGTAAGTCTAACTCAAAAACTATTCAGAAATGAGCAACTACGGTAACGCGTTTTTCTCTCCTGAGTCCAAGCAGTATCCTGCCGGCTCTATGCCGATTTGGCTCGAGGTCAACAAGCGCAAGATTGCTGGCGGCACATTCAGTCTGAGTGGCGTAGCGAAGGGTACGATCTACCCGATCGGTATGCCTGTCCGCCTCGACAAGATGGGTGGCACTGTCACCCTGCTTCCTACTTTCACCGTGGTCGGCGCCATCGACTCCGGCGCAACTACGCTCGTGCTGAAGCCTCAGACCAACATCGCGCCCGCAGCGGGCATGATTGTCGGTAAGATGACTGCAGCCGGCGTTGTGGCGAAGGCTGTCGAGCTTGGCGCTGCTACCCCGCTGACCGGCGACGATGCCGGCAAGTACCAGTTCACCATCGTGGCGAACTCTCTCGGCACGCTGGCCGACGGCGACCTCCTCGTGATCGCCACCGTCGCTGGTTCCAACAAGGCTGCTGTCATGCCGAACGGCCTGTCCTATCGCCAGGTCGTCGTCGACTCCGACAACGCCACGCTGGGCACCATCGCCGTCGTGACCGAGGGCCAAATCCTTGCCGACCGCATCCCCGCGATGCCGGACTTCTACAAGGATGCCCTGTCCAACATCGATTTCCAGTACGAACTGTAATCTAGGAGGAAAGCACTATGAACAAGTATAGCAACGGTTTTTACACCCTCATGGAGGAAGCCGGAATCCTTTCTTCCAAGAGCTTCTCCGCCTACATCAAAGATGTGGTCGGCTTCGGTAACATTCAGGATCTGAACCTCGACGGTTTCTCCTGGGATCCCATCTCTTCCCTGACCTTCGACTACGAGCAGCTCATCGCCAGCAACCGCCTGAAGGTGATGGCCACCTACACGGACAAGGATTCCGAGGCCATCCCGTTCGGTACGGAGGGCTTCGAGAGCACCCGTGGCGTCATCCCTCGCCAGAAGGCCCGCTTCCTGTGGGACGAGGACGATTACCGCAAGTACCTTGACGCTGTCAGCAAGCTGGACTTCCAGAACACGACCGCCAAGAACTACGCTCTCGACCTCCTGTTCAACGGCCTGTCCGACATCAAGAGCGCCCACGAGCTGTCTATGACCTACCAGCGCGACCAGATGGTCTCCAACCGCAAGCTCACGCTGACGGCCGACAACAACCCTCGCGGTATCAAGGGTCTGGAGTTCATCTCCAATGTCCCGGACGAAAATGTGACCGAACTTACCGGCAACGCCCGCTGGTACACCGACGCCGACAACAAGGACGCCGCTCACGAAGGTTCCGCCGCTGATCCGGTGAAGAACATGCGCGACATCGTCCGCGCCATGAAGCGCAAGGGCTACACCAACATCGCCCTCGAGGTTGACGAGCAGTCCTGGCTCGAGGATATGGACCACAGCAAGTGGCGCACCGCCATCGGCTATGCCGTCCGTCCCGACCTGGTGCTGGCTGCGAACAACGACGCCAACGCTCTCATCGTCGGCAAGAATGTCGGCGACGATCAGGTGAAGGAAGTCTTCGCCCGCATCATCGGCATTCCTCTCGCGAACATCAAGTTCCGCCAGGGCCTCGCCGCCGTGGAGAAGCTGCAGGGCAAAGGCCCGGACGCCAAGCTCGTCCGCGTCGGCTTCCGCACCTTCAACGCGAACACCTATGTGTTCTACCCGGCTGGCCCGCTTGGCACCATCAAGAGCGTCCTGCCGCTCGTTCCGGACAGCAAGGCCATTTATGCCACCTTCTTCGGCGGCAAGGGTCTCATCCAGTACGAGTACGACGCCAAGGCCAAGACCCAGGATTGGTGGTCTGAGCTGACCGCTCTCTGCGTGCCCAACCGCCCGCAGGAGATGTTCTACCTCATCACCTACACTCCGGGCAGCGCCTCCAATGGCAATGGCGGTCAGTCCGCGTAGTTACCGATAAAACCGAAGAAGTATGACTGTCGAAGAGTATCTGCGTAGTTTAGTCCCCGGTTACGACCTGCAGGACAATGTGGTGGCCCGCGCCGCCAGAAGCCCGAAAGATGTCGGACTCGATCCGTTGCCGCTTGACGACGATATAGACTACTATAAAGACGGAGAGGGGCACTTAGTTCCAAGAACTGGCGATGAGTACCAGATGAGGCTGGATTACGCCTCTTCGACTGTCTACTATTCGGTGTTGGGGGTTTTTGCTGGCGGCGGCTATTCCGAGCAAGTCGGAGATGTCCGCGCTTCCCGTGGAGGGTTTGTCGTCACAAAAGACGACCGCGCAAGGTTCAAGATTTTGGGCGACGAACTCCGCCAGAAGTGGGGCTTCGACATCCCGGACGACGACACCGGCAACGAGATGTATGACGCAACTTTCATGAGACGGTAATGCAGTTCATTGACTTTCGTGACCATTGCACCATCGAGCGCCTGACTGGCGAGAATGATGAGTGGGACAACCCAGTGCGGGAAACCATCTATGATGGCGACTGCAACTACCAGGAGGGAGGCACTTCGTACACGAGGGTCTTCACTGTCCGGAATCCCACAGTCTTTCTTCCGGGCGTGGATGTCCAGGTTAATATCAACGATGCGATAACGGTTGTGACCGAATTCGGTCGAGAGATCAAGTCCATCGCAAAGATTGTCCGGGATATCAATATGCCTTGGCGAACTGGCGTTAAAATCACGAGAATTGAACTGAAACAGGCACAAGGAGATTAGGTATGGCAAAGAGAAATATAAAGTTTTCTGGATGGAACTGGAGCGAAACAAAGACCCAGTTCCAAAAGGAGCTTCTTAGCCAGACCGACAAGGTAAATCAAGCTGCGCTTGGCATTTTATACGATGCGCAGAAGGATTTTATCAACAGTCTCCCTTCGGAGGAGGCCCCGGCAATGCCATTTATTACCGGAAACCTACATGACAGTATCGTCTGCGTGCTCTCTATGGCTAACGGGCAGGTTGTTAGGGCTTCCTTTGCAAATCCAGTAGCAAAAGCGCCGTCTCTGGATACCGGGAAAATGAAATTTACCCCGACGACGACTGGCGGCGGCAAAAAGGTCTTTGGTCGCATGGAGGCAATTCGTGCAGCATATCGTTCGCGAAGCGCGACATACCCATCCGGTATTGCAGCGACGATGATTGTTGCTGTCCCGTATGCTGAGAACCCAAATGAACTTTCCGCGACGAACAAAGCTGGTCGTCATGTCGGATACCTCGATATATTGGCGAGCAGGTATGTGAAGAACATTGAGCGTGCGTTCAAGTTGTATAACTACTATGACCTGTTCCGCTGGAAAGGCGCTCCGTTAACTTGGGATACACCAATATCTGAAAAATGATCAGTCCATCTTCCATACATCCAGATGTCGAACTGCGGGACAGGTTCCTGCAGGAAAACATCACTGTCGTGACCGGACAGGACACGACGGCCGAGGTCGCCGTCTATGGCGACTGGGAGAAGCCGACCAACGAAGTTCCTGACGACTTCATTGTCATCATGCTGAACGGAGACATTGGCGGTGTTGGCATGGACACCCCCTATGCGGACGGCTATATCATCGTGAGCCTGTACTGCAGGCTGAACGATGACGGATCCGTAAAGAAAAACCGCGTGGAGAGGATATTAGCGCAGCTTGACGGCCCGTTTAAAAACCCGTCTACGCACGACTACCAGCCGCTCGTTACCGACAACTACTGCTACAGATACGAAGCTCAGCGATTCATCACCCCTACTACACCGAATATCACTTCCGGTTACTCTATTACCAACCTCAACTTGAGGTGGACTACGAACAAAAGTTTTCCAAAGCCTAAAAATTCATAAGAACAATGGCAACTATCATCAACAAGATCGATGCCGCTACCGCCCCGTTTGTGGGCCAGGGCGACCTCATCATCTTCGGCGCTGTCGCCGACTATTCCTCGGCCAAGCTGTCCGACTTCTCCAGCCCTCAGTCTCTGGGCCAGATCGTCCAGGACTCCACCTCTTGGGAGGGCGAGGATGTGTCCACCGACCAGATCCTCGACGAGCAGGGTAACCTGATCACCGCGAAGGTGACCGCCGGCACACTGTCCTTCTCCTTCGACATCGCCTCCACGAGCGCGAACATGATGAAGAAGTTCATGGCCGCCGCCGACATCTCCGCCACCAACCTGGGCAACCCGTCCTGGCTGACCGGTTCCAACCCGGCCACTTCTGCCGTTGGCTTCGGCGTGAACCTCCCGGTGTTCACCGTTCCTGTCCTGGTCGCCGATCAGGAGAAGAAGCGCGCCTGGGTCTACCCGAAGGCCAAGATCACCTCGAACCTCGCCTACAGCGACGGTCTGTACCGTATCCACGCTGTTGTGCTGGCCGAGCAGGTCGACACCGCGTACCTGAAGACCGCCATCCTCCTCGAGGGTGCGCTCAAGTACGAGAGCGCCTAACAGGCAAACGCATCGAACCAATGGGGCGGGCAGTAGCGCCCGCCCTTTTTTGTAATGCAGAAGAATTTCGTCACAGTACACTTTAACACGCCGGAGTTGACTTTGGCGCTGGTCGACAGCGTCAAGAAGTTTGCGCCGGAGTGCAACATTACTGTGTTCGACAACTCAGACAGGCGGCCGTTCCCGAAGACGGATGGAGTTGCCGTCATAGACAACACAAGGGGCCAGATTATCGACTTTGACACAGAACTGGCCAAATACCCCAGTAAGATTGAGTCCGGCAACAACTGGGGCAGCGCAAAGCACAGCATGTCGATTGACCGGCTGTTCGACATCTTCCCGGACGGATTTGTCCTGGCGGACAGCGACATCCTGCTTCGGCGGGACATATCAGACTTGTTTGACGAGTCGATGATCTATGTCGGCTCAGAATCATCCGGCACGAGAAACAAGCCCGTACCGAGGTTGTACCCTTTTCTCTGCTGGATCAATGTGCCTCTCTGCCGAAAGCACGGCATAAGGTATTTCGACGGCAGCAGAAGCTGGGGTCTCGAGCCGGGCGAACTATTCCGGCAGTACGACACCGGCGCGTCTTTTCTGGAGGACTGCAGGAAGAGCGGAGAACCATCCAGAAAGATCTCGCTCATCGGCAACTACATCGAGCATTTCGGTGCGGCAAGCTGGAGGGACAACGATTGGAAACAATGGCTTGAAGCCAATAAAAACCTATATATCATGGAAGAAAAGCAGAAAAAAACCGCAGGCCGACCCAAGAAGGAGGCCGTGCAGAAACCCGAGGTCAAGCAGGATTCGAACCTTACCACCGCCCCGTCGCTGGCGCAGGAAGTTCCCGCTGCCGCAACCGAAAAGCCGAAGGTTGGCAAGAACAAGGTTCTGGTCGTGATTCCGTATTTTGCAAAAGAGGCACAGGGCCGCGAACTTGAGTACGCCGTGGCCGGCTGGAGGAAGCATTTCAAGGAGGACTACCTCATCGTCATCGTCGGCGACCACCATCCTGTGTGTGACACTGGCGACGACATCTACTTCATCGACTGCCCGAGAGTGGACGCCGTGAAAGGCGAATACCGCGCACATCTCGACCATGTCAAGAAGTTCCGCGCAGTCATGAAGGAGTTCCCGGACGCTCCCGGCTTCATCTACACCTGCGACGACATGTACGCGGTCAACGACTTTGACCTGATTGATGTCAAGGTTCTGAAGATCAGGGAGGAGGAAATCCAG